GCTTTCTCTGGTAGTGCATGTGAAACAGCACGAACAGTTGACATAGTCCAGTCTGGAGCAAACATAAGAACCTGCAAGCCCATACGTCCTTCAGGACTATAAGCAGCCATCTTAAGCTTCTCTGTCAGTTTACTATTACCTTCCCGTGCAACACTAAACCAATCAAGACCACCAAAAGTATTGTTAATGTTACGTGCAATCTCTTTCATGTGAACAGCATCTGGGATGTCTGGAAAGTTTTTTCGAGCTGTTTCTAATTTCTTTTGAGCAGCAAGATACTTTAATCCATCATGAGTAATTTCCCATGTCATATGATCAAGTACTTTTTGTACTTTACGAGCTGGTTCAGTTGCCTTATAGATTAGATTGTAGTTCTTACCAGTAACCTTACCAAGAAGACTATCAGCAGCCTTAGCAATAGCATCCATAGCACCAACACCAGAGTCAGATATAATACCGAATGTAACTCCGTTATCAATCTGAAACTTAGCTTCCTCACTTAAAAGACCTGTAGTAGGATCTCTAAGTAAACTCTCACGCTTTAAACCGCCCTTTGTCTTAAGAAAAGACTCAAGACTATGCATTGGTTTATTGCTAAGGAAATTAGCTACGTTCAATGTACCATAGTGAAACAATGAGAATCCCACTGCAACCCGTTTAATGGCTCCTGATAAAGTAGAAGCAGCTTTAAGGATTACACCAGGATCATTGCTACCAATAAGATGCTTTACAGCATCATAGATATCAGGATGAACAGCATAGTTCTCATATATACCAGCCCCTTTTACAGGCTTATAGTTCGGTGGAATCTTTTCACGTCCACCAATTTCCATGAGAACAGGGAGGCCACTTACTCGTGTTGTTTTTAAAGCATTTAACTTACTTGTATCACGAATAGCACGTTTAACCGATTCAGCATACAATCTAAAAGACTCTGCAAGATCAGTTGTCTTAAACTTAAGATCATGTTTATCCATAATCTTTTTAAGCTCACCAAAGTCTGTAACAGTACGTGTCTTATCATGCTTTGTTTTTGGGCGTAACGCTGGATAAGCATTACCAATCTCTTTCATTATTGCTTCTTTTTCAGCAGGAGAAAGATGTTCCATATCAATATGCCGTGCTGCATAGCTTTCGATATAGCCTTTAATTACTCCAACCTTATTAGCAGCTTGATAGATCTCATCCATAACCTTTTGATGAAAGTCATAAAGCTTCTTAGCAGCACCAGTAAGTTCACTACCTTTATTTTCTTGAATTGCTTCCCATACACGCTCACGACCACCCTTATCAGGCATGATCTCTTCCATCTTCAGTGCAGCAAAGTCAGTCATAAGACCATCTTTAATCTCACTACGGACTAAAACACCTAAAGTATCTTTAAGATTTTCTGCCCATTTAGCATACTTAGTAGGCTCTTCTTTCACAACACCAGGAAGTTTCTCTAGACCAAGACCTTTAGGTGCCTGTAGTTTACGTCCTTTAATATCAGTCACAAGCTCAGGAAGATCAAATGCTTTACTAATCTTTTGCATGTGAGCATCAGTAGCTGCATCAACAAGTTCTTCACGAACTTGCTCCTCAGTACGGACTTTCTTTTCTTTTATTTGGAAACGAGGATCCCCAGAATCTCGAAGATCACCACTATGTAATCCTTCATCTGGAAAGTCTAGCTTCTTGCCTTTAGGTATTTGCTTTGTTTCTTGCGCCCTAATAAGAGCATCTTTCCGTTCTAGAAAGTTACCATCAGAATCTAGAAACCCTTGTTCATGTGTGTCTTTAGTTTCAGCTTTGCGAGCTTCATCGTGTTTAGGACCCATGCGTTCAACTTTACCAGTCTTTTTATTACGGATCGCTGTCTCAGTTAAAGCTGTTGGTTGTTCAACTTTAACCGGTTTACCATCTTCACCAAAGACCTCTACAGAAGCTTTCTTGTCAGCTTGAGCATACTGCTCTTCTTTACGAGCACGATACTCATTAACATAAGCTTCGATAGGTTTACCTTCAGTAAGAACTTCATGAGCCTTACCCATTACTTTAGGAGTAAGAATAGCTACAATGTTATCCACAGCAAACCGAGTAGCTGCTGGTGCAATACCAACCCTAGCACCTTGTTCTTGTAAAGCTTCTTGACCTGCTTGATAAAGCTTAGAAATGGGATCAAAAGCATGACCAATCATTGTTGGGTCAGCTCCCATAGCAGTAGCTGCACGTCCAGCTAAACCAGTAAGAGCATCCATATGAAACTCTTTAGTATACTTATCGGCAAAGACTTCAGCCTTTTTAATGGACTTTTCACTACCAGCTTTATCTACTCCAGTGAAAGTTTCCTTAACAATACCAGCGCCCGTTAAAGCGGTCCTAGAGGCCCACTCAGGTAGTCCAGTGACTAGGTCTACAGCCGAGGCAACGGTGCCCGCTACAGCACTTATAGGGTGCTTCTTGAGCCTATCCCAGCTATAGTGTCCTTGAGCATCAGCAATGCCCTCATCACGCCACTCTTTTGGAGTAATAGGATCACCAGCGAGCTTACCAAAGAAGGTACGTTCTTTACCATATGGTTGAACCACATTCTTATCCAGCATGTCTTGACCAACATTCATACCATCAACATCTACTGATGCTACAAACCTACCATAAGTATCTGCTTTTAAACCAGACAATGAAATCTTCTTACCGCCAATGCGGTTAGATAACTCTTTGGTTGCCTCGTCACCACCAGCTTGAGCACCACGTTTATCGTGTGACACTTCCGGAGCATCAATCTCAGCAATACGAACAGACTTAGTTCTTCCAGAAGGAAGACGTACTTTAACTGTATCACCGTCTAACACTTCGAGTACATCAGCTTGCATACCACTAGTAGATGCTTTAGCTGGACCACTAAACGTAGACTTGGATTCAGTAGGTGTGTCTGTAGAAGGTCCTGTAAAAGTACTAGGTGATTCTGTACTACCTTGTGTAGGTCCTTCAAACGTTGCCATATTACTTCCTTTTATAGTTCAGATTCTAATACTTCTTTACCAGTTTTTGGATCAACAAACTTAAGCTGTGTGCCTGACATACCAGACAAGACTAAGCCTTGTTTCTGTGCTTTAGAAACAGCAGCTTCAGTCTTTTCTTTTCCTTTAGCAGCAATAGCTTTTTGTTTAGCTTGTTTTGCTTTACGCTCTTGTCTGATATTATAATCATTACGAATAGCATTACGTTCTTGAACATTAGTAGCTTTAGCTAAATCCACAGACAACTGCTCTTCGTCAGTCAATTCTTTTTTAGTTTCTGGTTTGTTGTCTGCTCCAGCACCACCGGCCTTAGATGTGCTTTTAGTACCACCTAAAATCTTATCAGCTGCGCCCTTACCATAGTAACTATCAAACTCTTCTTTTTGACCCTTAGTTAATTTACCATCTTTATTAAGAGAGATTAACTTTTCTTGATCAGCCGAAGTAACAGCTGGTGCATTAGATTTAGAAGATGTTTCTTTAGCAGTTTCTTTTGGTTGCAGTTGAGCAATAGCTTCTTCATATTCAATCTCAGCTTCAGTTATTAACTTAGCTTTATCTGCTGCTGAAAACTTCTTAGGATCTAATGTACGAATTCTTCGTTTCTCAGCACTCAGTGTATCATCTGCCCTTTCAACACGAGTACGCATATGATCTGCATCTTTTTCTGCTTTCTTTTCAGCAGGAGTTTGTTTAGTCGTAGCACCAATTGCTTGTTGACGTAGTCTCTTTGCTCGATAGTCTTCATCAAGCTTTACTTTTTCAACCTTAAGTTCGTACTCAGCCAAGTGTCGTTGCGCTAATACATTATCTTTAGCAGACATCGCTTGTTTACGCATCTGCTCTTTAAGAGTTTGCAGTTTTGCAGGATCATCACCAACAGCTTTAAATTTACTAGCAAGATTCATCTTCTGATCTTCCGGTAATTTACTCTTTAGAACTTCTGCAACACCCTCTTCACCTGTGGTAATAGATTCCAGAGTACGTTCAAATTGATCAAACTTAGCCTCTTCTACTTTAATAGTATCAAGCTGTTGTTGTAAAGCATTTGTTTTAGATACTTCAGCTTGTTTCTGAAACTGTTCCGCAACACGAGTACGGCCAGCACGTGCTGCCATTTGAGCAGCTATAGTGTTAATCTTAAACATATCCTTCTGATCACCAGTAGCAGACTCAGGATCAGTTGGTGCTTGGTCATAGGCTTGACGTAGGGTAGCTGATGCTGCTACATCCTCACCAACTTTTGTCGTGGCTTCATAGCCAGACTTAAAAGCGGCTGCAGGATCTATATATAATTCAGGCATAATTATTCCCTTTAAAACTGCTGTACGTTCAGATCTATATTAGCAGCAGACCCTTCGGTTCCACCACCACCATAACCATAGACATTCCCAGCACCATACTGATTCATGGCTGTTTGTGCATTTGTATACGGATTAGTTGGAGCGTTCCATGCTTGTGCCATTTGATTCATACCACCTGTTAACATACCAAGACCAGCACCGGTCTGAGCAATCCCTGCTGTTTGCATGCCTTTATTAGCAAGAGCTGCTTGTGTTTGTGCCATACCAGCAGCAGCTGGGGATTGAGAAGCACCAGACATTTGCATTAAGTTTGCAAGCATACTATTGTAAAACGAACCAAACGTATTTTGACCAAGAGTATTTAATGCTACTTGCTCACCACCAGATTGTAGTTGACCAGTAGCAGCCATACCACGACTAGTGGTCTGCATACCTTGTTGTAACTGCTGTTGATATGCTGGGCTATTCATAGCAATACTTGGATCAGCCATAAGAGCTTGTAATTGTTGTGCCGCTGCTGGACGATACTGTGAGTATGGATCATACTGACTAATGTTAGTATTACCCCCACCAGAACCACCACCAGCTTGACCACCACCAGCTTGACCACCACCACTTGATCCCATACCTAATGCATTTGTAACAGCCCCACCAGTTATAGAGTTTACACCACCAAGTATACCAACCCCAGCAGCCACCTCAGCAATAGTTATTCCTGCAGACATTTAGTATTCCAATCTAATAAATTATTAAGTTTCATTGTGTAACGATAGTCGGTAGTAATTTCATCACCATTAAACCCACCATCCATTCCTTGAATATCCCGTATAGCAACTAAATACATATCACCATTAGGGTTTAACACAGCCTGTGCATTAGGATATTTAGAATGATTAATTAAATAACCAGCGGGTGTCCTGCATTCGTTTAATCTCATAGGGGCTATAATCTCACCAGGTTTAATATGTGCCGTAGCAAACATACCTTTACCTTGAATAGGGGAGTTACCTTCAATTATAGAATAACTTCCATAAGGAAATGAAATACAATCACCTCGATATTTAGATAGTTGTTCTACTACAGCAGCATCCCAACCTGTTTCCATAAGCATCTCTCGATAGTCTTCACGATCAATCTCATGATATGTCGTACGTTCTTCAAGTTGTTTTGCTAGATGATCATGAAATATTTGTGGTGCTTTAAATAAAGTCTGCTCAAGAACCTCTACATTTGTTTCAGTAGTAGCATAAATATTCTGCCAAATAACTTCCTCTAATGTACGACCTATTTTACTTCCGGGAGGTGCAACAAACATATACGGAGCTGTAAGAACATTAACGTTACCATTACCATCTATAACTTCAATCTTACCCTTAAGCAAAACATTCATATGTTCCGACAAATGATACTGACCAACGATTAAGGAGTTAGCTGGGTATGTTGCTTCTCGAATATAAATACCAGGACCAAATCTATGTACAATAGAGTTTCTAACTTGTGGTTGTGTTAGCATTACTTCTACTAACTTCATTTTAGATTCTGTTGTTCTTAAATTAAATACAGGATCAGTGATAGTTTCAACTATTTCATTCATTAAAATATCCTTACATTAACCCTGTGCTTGTTGTGGTGTTGCTTGGTTTGTCTCAATTTCACCAATGTTGAAATCAACTTCGGCGGCTACTAAACGTATTGGTTGGTTTTCAGTACAAAGAAACTCCCAAGCACGTCGACGGTCTTGACCATTCTGATGTATTTGTGCTCGTTCTTTATTTAAATCTACTGATCTATAATTAGACCATGATTTATAGTCATCGCCTGTGTGTCTAACCTGTAGAGTAGCTGGGACTTTATCACCAACTAGTTCAACTCGATTGTAGAACTTTCGTTTTGTAGTTCCACTATCTAATATATTAGTAATAACTTTATAATAAATAGGAGCACCCGCATCTGTATATTGTGTATCTGAGATACTATATAAAGAACCGTTATCATCATCCATTAAAACAATAGTATTATTTACTCGTGTATAATAACTGGGTCTAAAATACTGCTCTGCATAAATACCAGGAACACCAGAACCACTTGTTCCAACTGCCCACATAGTCCAATTATGCCATACTTGTTCATTAAAGTCAAATACTAATGTAGTATTTAAATCATGTAAACTAAATAAATAAAACATATGACCATTTATTTTCATGGCATATGCAGTAACTTTACTAAAATTACTATTACCAAGAATGCGATCAATATGTGGTGTAGATATCTTTGATGGTGATGTACCATCTAACAAATAGATACCAGTACCAGTTGATTGTGAAACACCAATCCAAGCTACAGTCTGTTCAAACTGTACAATTGAATTACCATTAACACAACCAATTTCAATCTTATAAGGTGTTGCAGCAGCTAGTGGTGATGCCGTTGCATTAGCAGCATCATAAAAAAACTCTAATGACCATTGACCAAAAGCTAAAACATAGTTAAGATGTTTACAAATACCAACAGAGTTATCGGGTTCCTGCTCTGCACTAATATAATCTAAAGCATTCCACGAAGTTGGATCACCAACAGCACAGCTATAGATACGTCCATTAGGATCGCCAATAAATACATAACTATCTAAATAACAAATACCTGGAACAATTCCAGATGTTACAGGAGTAGTTACAGTTGCTAGCGTATGTGATGTTTTAGCAATCGTATAACAATTAGTTTGATTATGAAAAAACAAATAATTACTACTACTAGTTATTGTAAAATAACACTGTTTAACTGTACCTGTAATAGTACCTATTGTTGTTGTTGCATAAGTAGTTGGATCAATTTGATATACAGTATTATTAACTACTGCAAAGATAGAGCCATCATAATAAGCAACGCCCTGTCCGTCTGAAGAGGCTAATGCTGGTGATGGATTTAAATTAATTAAACCTGGGCGTTTAATAAACTCTTTTCTACCACTACTAGACTCGAAGTAACCATTAACGTTCTTAGAATCTTTAGTTAGAGTTCCATCCCTTGTTTCTATTAATTGTGTTAATGGTATACGGTCTATTGGCATAAGCTCTTAATATTAAGGTAAGTTATTTGATGACGGATTGCCCATACGCATATCAGGCATAAAGAATGTAGAGTAGGATTCAACATCCCAACCTTCTAATTCTTCCTTATACATCTTAGCACGCAAAGCAATTTCTTGACGATGATTGCCAGGAACACTATATTCAATAGCTAGCTGATCAGCAAGATTCCAAACCAAAACATTCATCCACTCAGTGGGAAAGTCAGGGATAGCTTGTGCCGTCATAATGTCTTGCATAGGTTGTTGCACTACAAAGTGTAACTGTAAGTTAGACTGTGTATATGAATCTGGTGTAACGTATAAGTATACATTACTTGTTGTATTACGAACATCCATGTACAGTGAGTTAGGTGTACCAGTACTAAACTTAGAACCTAACATATTGTATTCTTGTTTACTCAACAACTGAATCTGCACATCATCAGTAGATGGTGTTACAGTAATGTTACGCATCCATGCTTGAATGACCTTAAATGGTTTATCAGTATTAAGATCTACTGTCCCTGTTGAAGCTGGTCCTATGACGTAAGATGTTTGTCCTGCCACAAGAGGCAACACTAACTCATTAACCTTCCAGAGTTTTAATCCAGAAGTAGCCATCTGTTTAATAAACAGGTTTAAAGCAAGCGATGCATTAGCTATCGTAGCTGCATCAGGAGTATCACCCAGTTCTAAAACACCCAGCTTACGTAAAGCAAGCTGAATGATTTGATCTCTGGTAACGGTAAAAGTAGTAGACATCTAACCTCCAAAGAGTGTTTTAATTGCTTTATCAAGGCCAATAGTTTGTGCTATAACAACAGCAAGGGCTCCAAGAGCTAGATATTTAATCTGCGATAGATTCTTTTCTATACTTGCCATTGTTCTAGAGAGATCAGATGTAGACTTACGAAGCTCTTTAATATCATCATCATGGTTGTCTGTCTTAACTTCTAGTCGTACTACACGATTTTCAAGAGCTTCAACTGTCATAATTAAACTTTCAATTCTTCCCATGCTACCATGGTTTCATTCCATGTGTATTGTTTACCATCAGTTGGCATAGGTGTTGGCGCATCCCAAGTCCATGTAGATTCATTCAATACCCAGCTTGGAAATGGTTGTGGTGCATAAAACACATCGTTTGTAGCATCATATATGTAACCTATTCCAGCATAGTTGCCTCGCAAAGGAGTACCACCATTAAGGTGCTGATTACCCAATGTGTTGTAGCTCGTTTGTATCCAAGTGCCTGGGCTAGCATCTACAAAAGAATTAAAAAAGTCAGATTCAGCAACAATAACTTGCACAACTTTTCCATCTAAAACTTTAGCAAAATGACTCATGCTGTATAACTCCCTGATGCTGTAAATTTCATAATAGTATTGCCACCTGAAGTCGTAACTGTAGGTGAGCCAGTTGTAATAGTTGAATAATTGGCAGTTGGTACAGAAACAATTACAACACCAGAGCCACCAGCAGCGCCAGCGAAACCAACTCCACCAGAGCCTGCACCACCACCGCCACCACCAGTATTGGCAGTTCCAGCAACACCATTTGTCGTAACACCACCAGCACCACCACCACCAGCTCCACCAGCGCCGGCACCTGCTAATCCACCACCACCACCACCACCAGCATAAGTAACGGCAGAACCTGTAATTGAATTAGATGCACCCACGCCACCTACGCCACCAGAAGCCCCACTAACTCCAACTGCACCAGCACCACCACCACTTGCTACTGTGTAATTTGGTGCACCACTAGAGCCACCGCCACCACCGCCAAAACCTTGACCAGTAGTTCCTGTTCCAGCAGATGCGCTTGAGCCAGCCCCACCTCCAGAACCACCATTTCCACCATTGGTTGTATTTGAGCCACCAGAACCACCGCCAGTAGCAGTTAATCCTAAACCTGTTGAATTATTACCATTTGTTTGTCCAGCACCACCAGACCCTATAACAAATGAATATGTTGTTCCTACAGTTAATGTACTTGTTCCAGAAAGTAAACCACCTGCTCCAGCACCTGCACCTGTATAACCACCAGCATTACTAGAACCACCGCCACCACCGCCAGCTACAATTAAATAACTAGCAGAATAAGTGTAGCCAGCAGTAGAAATTTGCACCCAAGAGCTACCTAAATATGCCTCATAAGCTGATGTAGTAGTGTTATAACGAACCATTCCTACTACAGGACTTGCTGGTCTTTGTGCTGTAGTGCCAGAAGGCAGTCCTATATATCCAGTATTTGTAAATGTATTATCTTGGTCTGTCCAAGGGATAGCGTTTAATTCAGCCGCAACTAGGCGAAGTTCAACACGATCACCTGTACTAAAGGCAGAAGCAGTTGTACCATCTTGTGCCCTAGTAATTGTAAATGTATCTGTTGATCTTGCTGTTACTTTAACAATCTCAATTGGTGTACCAGAAAGACCCTGCAGTGTACAGTAGAAATATTGTGCCCCAGTAAGGACTGGAAACAAAGCACCAGCACCACCAGCAACTGTAAGGGATGTGGCTACGTTAGTAATACTAGACGCTAGCGTTGTTGCTGCATTATTTGTAAATTGTAAATTAGACATAGATACTATCCTATTGTATTATAGTTAATTGGTGACCCATTCACTGCTTTTGTATATACTGATCGATAATACGTTTTAGTTAATGTATTAACCGTTTGAATTAAATCTGTTGTTAATGTCGGAGTAAAATGAAATAGAACAAACACATTAGCAGATTCCGGTCTTGTGAACGGTGGGGCTTGATAATCAGCTACACCCCGTACAAAGTCTTGCGGTTGTCTGGGTTCCCAACACCGCTCATCAACCATAAAACCATCCCAACGTTTACGAAGCTCACCGGACTTAACAATACGCCCACATGATTCACAAATACAATTCCAACTACCTCGGACATAGTTTGATTGATAGCTCATAGCTTATACCAGACTAGCATCATAAATTGGCAAATCACCAACACCAACATATGTATTACCTTGGGAAGTAGTAATAGTCATCTCAAGTCTATAAGTGACCTCACTGATTCCATTAACTACTCTTTGAGATGCTGTCATATTAGAAATAACAGCTGTTCCACTTAATATTGCAGATGGACTTGGATCAGTACCATTCATTACAATTACAGAACACGTAGCTGTTGAGATAGTCTCAGAGGGGGATAACACTTGCGAAAAGTCAAATGTAAATAACTCGGACTCTGTAGTAATCTTATATGAAAAACTATCAGCCATTTGGATTCCTAAATAATAATATGATACGTGATTTAATAATAGATAATGATCTTTGTGCCGATCGAACTACGCTAGTAGTGTTTTTAGCAATACTAATTAATCGTTCTTTGGGCTGTACAATAAATGTAAACTTAGCAACAGCTCCAAACTTCTTAACAAACTCTGCAAACATTGATAGTGTAGAAACACTAACATATGTTAATTGTTTATATATAAATGTAGATAAAAAAGTTATTGAGTTAGATAAATAACTTAAAGTTTTTAATAACTGCCTTACAATAGTGCTACTGGATATAGATACTATTGTTAGTATCTTAGACAATATTAAATGTCTAGCAATAGTTATTATACTACTTTCAATTACTATTAATATCTTAACAATTGCTTTACCAATAAGTGAAGTACTATTAGATACAATATTTATTGTTTTAAAAAGAGCTTTAAGGACGGAGGTAATTGAACTGCTTACATACGTAATTGTTTTTGAAATAGCTTTAGATGTTGTTACTGTTGTGGTACATATCTTAACAAAAGCAACTAAATGAAAAGCTGATTCAGTAAGTACTGCTAGGGTAGTATCTGTAATCGTAGCAAAGATTTTAGCTATTGCTCGACTAACAACTACGGCACTAGTTGACGTATAGCTTAATAATTTAATTTGTAGTTTAACTAAGCTTGATACCGATGTACTCAACACTGTTAATGTTCTTGTAAACGCCCTTAACAAACTACTTGTAGTTGTTGATACAATAGCTATAAACTTAGATAATGCTTTTTTAATTGTTGTTAAAGATGTAGATACAATATTTAATAATTTATTAATAGTTTTAACTACTGTAATTAAACTACTAGAACTTGTTGTTAAAATCTTACCAATAACTTTTACAATAATAGCTGTTGATGTTAAAGTACTACTTAATGTTTTTAAATAAGAAACAACTTTAACTATCGTATTAGTAGTTGTTGAAGTTATTAAGAGTGTTCGTAAGTAAGTCCCTAGACGTATCAATGTTCTACTAGTTATAGAAGTAATATTTAATGTTCTAAAATAGCTAACTAACTTTGAAACAGTAGACACACTTGTTGATAAATATGTCAGTGCTTGTGTATAGGCAGTATGACTTGCTCCATTTAAAACAAAAGTATTAAGGGCTCCAGAGTTAAGCGTCATAAAAAAATGCTTTACCTGCTGGGTAATCACAAAATACTTTACTTCCAGCTGTCACATTGATTGCAGCGCCTGCAGCGGAAGATGCTAATATTGTTGTTCTGGCTAATGTAGTACCAGACAATGTGTAGGTCCCTAAACCTACTTCCCAGTTCGTGCCATCAGTAATAGTGTAATAGGTTGTATTACCATTACCGATGGTCGAAAAGGATTGATACCCTGTTACAGCCCCTGCTAAAGTAAGAGTACCAGTACCAGTAGTATTGGTTGTTTCTTGAACACGATCCACTAAAACGAGAGCCATAATATTCCTATACTATATTAACTAAATTGTACTTTAAAAGTAAACTGAATACTGTCGCCAGTGTTAAGTGCAATACCAGTAAAGTCACCTTTAACAAACAAGTTACCTGATGTTGAGGCATCAAACACACCAGCATTAGTAATCGTTTCAGATGTACCAGCTGTTTGAGTACCAACTACTTGGAATGTGTCGTTTGTTACAGATGTTGTTTGTTGTGTGACTGTTCCACTTACTCGAGGTGTTACCTCAGTAAATAGAGTTGTATCAGTAGCGCCTGTTGTACCAGCACCCGTTCCCCAAGCAACATACTGAGGAACAGTACCACCGCTGTTTAAGCGACTAGTAACAATAGCTTTACCTGAGTTGACTAAAAGTGTAGCCATTTTTTAATTCTCCAGAAAAGTCGTTTGATTGGGTTTTTGTGCCAATAGTCTATTACGCCAAGTTCAACTACAGTACCGTCCGCACGGATAACCGTAGCGGACAGTTGTAGTTCTCTTGCGTTGCTGTTTGCAACTTGCATTACTGAACGCCCTGTTTAACC